ATTGTTCGAGAGCCTAAGTCTATGGGAGATTATGACTTTGACGAGTACAGAGACTTTCTAAGCAGGATAAACGAATGGAGTGTAAATCATCTCGGTAGCGAATTGCCTCCCGCCGAGCAAGTTGACGAAGGAGATTAAAAAATGACTCAATCAAGCAAGCCATGAAAGGTGGTGAATGATGGGATTTGTACAAGACATAGCTCATTTCGACTCATGGACGGACGAGAAGCAGAAGAGAATACTTGCTGATGTTCAGGCATTGCTGGATAAGAATGATAAGCTCCGGGCCGAGCTTGACAAGCATCGCTGGATTTCTGTGGGCGAGAGGTTGCCCGAAGATGAGGTTGAAGTTTTGGCATTGGTTGTTCGTGATGGAGAGCCAACTATTTATCAAGTTGACTATCAAGACGCACAACATAAATGGCGTAATGAAAACGGAGACACTATTGCTGTCGGAGCCACTCATTGGAAACCAATAATCCTGCCGGAAGGAGAATAAAATGAACAAATTAGTGAACGCATTATTTGCCCAAGCCCGCAGACAAGATCCTATTCAGTCTCACCTTGCCGCAGATAGGAAAAACAAGAGCGGTACGCTATCCAGTGATAGGAAATGGGTATTGTTTGCTGTTAAGACACGCCCTGGTAAAACAGCAAAGCAACTTGACGAGATATATTCGTTCAAAGGTATAGCCCATCGCCGTATGAAGGAACTCGAATCTATGGGCTACGTCCGGCGTGAAAAAAACGGGCGTGAAATGAAATGCTTTATCACCTTAGAAGGGATGAAGATGTTATGAAAATATTGGTCGCGTGCGAATTTTCTGGAATTGTCAGAGACGCTTTTATTAAGCGAGGGCATGATGCGGTGAGTTGTGATTTGTTGCCTACAGAGAGACCAGGGCCACATATTCAGGGCGATATATTGGAAATATTCAATGATGGATGGGATATGATGATTGCGTTCCCTCCCTGTACTTATTTGTGCAGTTCTGGCTTGCATTGGAATAAACGAATTCTTGGACGCAAGCAAAAAACGCACGAAGCAATGTTATTTGTATTTAATCTGGTTGACGCGCCAATACCAAAAATAGCCTTAGAGAACTCCATAGGGTGCATTTCTACGAACTATCGCAAGCCCGACCAAATAATACAACCTTGGCAATTTGGACATCCTGAAAGCAAGTCTACCTGTCTGTGGCTAAAAGGTTTATCAATTTTGCAACCAACTGATATTTTACACAAGCCTGCATCAGGGAGATGGAAAAATCAAACCCCATCGGGACAGAACAAATTGGGGCCGTCAAAAGATAGGTGGAAATTACGGAGCAAAACATATCAAGGCATAGCTGATGCAATGGCAAGTCAGTGGTCGGAAGATTTAACATAAATAGTTTGACAACTGAATTCTTGTAGTATAATGGGGAACATGAATACGAATAGAATGATAAAACCAGGCGATAGGTTTGCGAAGTTGACAGCAATTAAGCATGTGTGTACTAAGGAACATTATAGGCGATACTTTTTGTTTCGGTGCGATTGCGGGAACGAAAAAATCCTGCAAATATCTAATGTCGCGACTGAAAACACTAAAAGTTGCGGGTGTTTAGCTAAAAATAATCATACAAAGAGAACGAATAAAATGGAAAAAACAAAACAGGGTGCTAAGACGGCTATTTATCTTCAGTATAAAAGGCACGCAAAAAGTAGGGGCATACCGTTCGAGTTGACTAAAGATGAGTTGATAGCAATAACACATCACGATTACCATTATTGCGGACAGCCTCCGTCTAATCTCAAAAAGACCAAGAATGACCAAAAGGGATTGTTATATAGTGGGGTTAACAGATGGGACAATAAAAAAGGGTACACCTTGGATAATTGCCAACCATGTTGCAAGATATGTAATTACGCAAAACGAGATATGACTTGGCAGCAATTTAGAGCATGGATAACAAAGGCTCATAACCACCAAATCGCAATGGCAGAACAATGGGGTTAAAATGAACAACAAACGCAGTAAAGGGATGAAGATGTTATGAAAGAAAAAACTTTAACCTGCAAATATTGCGGCAAAACAAAGCCGGTACACTTATTTCACTCAACCCTCAAGTGTATTATGTGCCGCAACAAAGATGTGAAAAAGTACCGGCAAGAGCATAAAGAATATTTTCGTGAATACGGTAAAAAGTGGCGCAAGAAACATCCAGGCTACTTCAAGGCTTGGCTCAAGAAAAACCCGGATTATTTTAAGAAAGTAGGTTGAAAAATGAAGATTACAAAAGAACATGGTTATCCAAAAATTGACAAAAAGTACGGCAGATTACTTAAGACTTGTCTGTCAAAAAAAGAAATTCGCTTCGCAATCCAGTACATAGAGGTTAGAAAAGATTCTCTGGTTGCGACGGATGGCAAAAAATTGTTGGTTATCTATTGTGAACACAATCTTAATATTGGATTATATTATTTATCGAGCGAGTTTTTGTTACTCAAAACTGAATCCGATAAAAAATTTCCGAAATGGGAAGACATAATCAAAAAGGATTTGAAGCAAATCAAAATCGGATATTTTTATGACCAATCTATTCTCCTAAGCAATTTGATATACAAAATTAACAACGCAGGGGTGTTAATCAACTTTGATTTATACGAACCTGTGATGCGAAAAGTCGCTGCCTTAGGTGTATCTGATATGGTTTTAGAGGTTGGCACAGAAAACGCCAAAAATTATCCGATACAGCTAAAATTTACTAAGGGAAAGGACAAATTTGTATTTGCGTTAATGCCTTTGTTGAAACCATGAACGATAAACGCAAAGAAACCGAGCGCAAACGAATAGCGGCCCGCAAGGTCTATGCTGACCCCGACAATGCCCGACTGAGGTCATTTGGCTGGAGAATGGCAGAGATATATCATATTCTTTATGGTATCGACTCATGGTGGACTTGCGTAGCTAAAGGATATTGGGTAGAGTAGCTATTAAAAAAAATCTTTAATATTTCAAAAAAATCTTGACAAATCCGCATAAGCGGGTAAAGTGGAGACTAATGCCGAAGATGAAGTTACATTGTTACAAATCGTTTTCCTCCCAGCAACCGGTGTCATTCCAGAATGACTTTATCTTTGGCAGGACCGGTTCGCTGGGTTTTTTAACAGGTTGACCAATGGATACATTTATTATGGCTAAAAGAAACCAGAAAGCCGACGAACTTGACACAGATATGCCAGCAAGTCATTTGCTCAAAATAATAGCAAGCCGAGCAAGACGAACAAACGAATTTAACGCTCACAACTTAAAAATAGGTGAGGCTTTTTTGGGCGACTTTCGCAATTATGGTATGTCTGAACAGCAGTATCGAACAGCAAAAGAGAAGTTAAATAGGTGGGGTTTTGCAAGTTTCCGGGCAACGAACAAAGGAACTATCGCAACTCTATTGAATGACGACATTTACGACATAAACCTAAAACAAAGCAACAGGCCAGCAACAGGCCAGCAACAGGCCAGCAACAGGCCAGCAACGACTAACAATAAAGATAATAATGTTAATAATGATAATAAGAAAGAATATAGTCCAAACTCTGACGAGTTCAGACTGTCTCTCTTGCTACTTAATTTAATCCTTGAAAGAAAACCCGACTATAAAAAGCCTGATTTGCAAAAATGGGCAGTAGAGATTGGACGCATGATTAGAATTGACCGCCGCAAGCCCGACAAGATTGAGCAGGTTATCCGTTTCGCGCAAGCAGATACCGGAAACGGAAACTGGAACGGCTGGCAAAACAATATTTTGTCGACCAGCAAACTTAGGGGTAAATTTGACAAGTTAGAATTGGCTATTGGAAAAAAAGACCCGTATAAGCCTAAGTATTACACCGTACCGGAAAACGAACGAAAGGCTTTTGAAAAGGCTTCGAAGGAGATGTTATGACGAAAGAGTTATTTTCGATTGAAGCCGAATCTGCCGTGCTTGGAAGCATTATTCTTGAACCCTCACTGTTGGACAAAGCAATGATACGCCTAAGCGTTGACGATTTCTTTCTGGCTAACAACAAAACCGTGTACGACGCAATGATAACCGCAGGTATGCAAATAAAACCAGAGGACGAGGACGGGCTGGATATTGTAATTCTACGCAATATTTTATTAAAACAAGGAAAACTGGAGGCAGTAGGCGGCGTTCAGGGATTGGTTAGAATCGCAGAGTCCGTCCCGCACGCTGGCAACTTTGATTATTACGCGGATATAATGCAAGAGTATACTATTAAGCGCGACATGATACAAAAAACAGTTGTAATGCAACAGATAGCTACAGGGCCGGAGTCTAATACTGACAAGATTGAACAGATACAGGAATTAGCGTTAGGAATTGAGCAGAAAAAAGAACTCGCTTCTACAAGCAAAATAAGCGACGTGATGGGCGAAGCCTACGAAACTATGTCTATGGTCAAAGAAGGTGTCAAGACTGGATTCAGGGCGATAGACTGGTGCCTGGGAGGGCTTGGCAAAGGCGAGGTAATTATCATAGCTGGACGGCCTTCGATGGGCAAAACGGCGTTGGCTTTATCGATGATAGCGCGGTTGGCTAAACAGGGATTAGGTTGTCTTATATTTTCACTCGAAATGGGTGGGCGGCAAATCGTCCAAAGGATGATATGCAGTGAGGCTCGTGTGAACGCAAAGAACGCCCGCAATAATGTTTTATCCGATAGCCAAAAAGATGAGATAAAGGCAGCGTGTAACCGGCTGTATAACGCACCCATTTATATTTCACAGGAAACAATGTTAACGCCGGACAATATGAGGGCTTCGTTAAAGAACATAAAACGGAGAAACAAAATAGACTGTGTTATTATCGACTATCTCCAGTTGATACACATATCGTCGAAGGCGTCGAGAGAACAGCAGATAACGTCAATCAGTAGGCGAATAAAGAGTATGGCGTTAGAGTTCGACGTTCCGATAGTTCTTCTTAGCCAGTTGAGCCGAAATGTAGAGTACCGAGACAACAAACGTCCAAGACTGGCAGACCTTAGGGACAGCGGCATGATAGAAGCCGACGCTGATATTGTTATGTTCTTATACCGTGATGACTATTACAAAAAACAATCCGACCCTTTTGCGATAATGGACAACAAGGCCGAAGTAATTATCGCTAAAAACAGGGAAGGCGAAACAGGCATATTTGAAGTAATGTTTCACCCGGAATTTGTAAGTTTTGAGGACATGGCAGGTTAATTACTAAAACACAAAGACGGGTTTAGGAAGAATAATGAGTAAGCCTAAATGTTATTGTTGTGATAAAACTGACGTGGCGTTTTGGGTACGCAAGGCCGGCCCTTTAAGAAACAGATATATATGTTGCAAGTGTTATGAAGATTATTACAAAAAAGAAAGATTACAATTAAGGAGACAAAGGAATGTTAGTATTAAGAAGGGCAATAGATGAATCAATTATGATAGGTGATAGTATTGAAGTAGTTATCGTTGATGTAAAAGGTGGCAAAGTTCGTTTGGGTATCTCTGCTCCGAAAAATATCGCGGTACACAGGCAAGAAGTTTACGAAGCTATTCAGAAAGAACAGGAAGGCGGTAAATGATGAGTAATCCAACAGTAAAGATACACCCATTAAGCGAGATTTTAGAACGGAAATTATCTGGTTTTTGCGGTGTACCATATATCGAGCAAAGAAGAATGATATGTCGGGCAATAAAATCAGCAGTGGCAGAGTACGACATCTTAAAAAAGGATATTGAGAATGAAAAAGGCTAAGTCAGCAATTTATTGGCGTAAGAAAGCAGACAAGCTTTGGTCTGAAATTATCAGGGAGGTAGGTTATTGTGAAGTATGTGGCAAGCAGACAGGTCTTGTGGCTCATCACCTCATCAGCAAAGGCGGCAATATGAAGTTCAGGCATGATATAAGCAATGGTATATGTTTGTGCCGGTATCATCATACTATGGGTAAAGACATATCTGCTCATGGTGCTATGGAAGCTGTTGACAACTTTTTGAAGTGGCTTAAGGATAAACGTGGGGGCGTTTGGCTCTGGTATATCGAACACAAAAACGATAAGAGATTTGAAAAGCAGGACTGGGAGCAGCACTATTCAGATTTAAAGACAATTTTAGAGAAAACATAAATGTTTTTAGAAAGAGCAAGAAATGGCAGTACGAGACATACCCAAGAAGTACCAACCCCTATATAATCGGCGGGCAAAGAGCCGTAAGGCGGCGATAAGGTCTTTCTGCTTAGAATGTATGGGGTATTCAGAAAAAGAGACAAAATTCTGCTGTGATGCCGCTTGCCCCCTGTTTAAGTGGCGGCTAAAAGGTTAGTGAATTTTAGAGAAAACATAAATGTTTTTAGAAAGGAGCAAGAAATGAACAAGAGATTCTCGGTAGATATAGGAGTTGGTTTTGGTTGTGCTTTAGCAATAGTTATTTCGTGGAGTCTGTACAAATCAATCCTATGGGCTATGATTCATGGTTTGTTTGGTTGGTTGTATGTAATTTATTATTTAATAAAAAGGAACTAAAATATGAAATGGCTGACGATTTTATTAATAATACTTTTGATTTTCATTATTTGGACTATTGCGTCAGGCTGTGCTTACGTCCATGTAATCGAATCTGAATGGACTTCGATTACCTGCATGAAGGATATAGCTATTGACCCGAACGGTGTAGTTAGCACGACAACACCGGATGCTGAGGGTATAATAGGGGCTGTAGTCGGTGTGTTAATCGGTTGGTTGATTTAAGGAGAATAAAATATGGCAGTACCTAAAACGAGAAGGTCAAGCATAGTAAAAACAATTACAGATATAAAAACGCACAATTTGCAAAGTCAGATTGAGCAACTTCAAGCCGAGCTTAACAAGGCAGTCGAAAAGCTTACAAAAGAAATGCTCAAAAATACTGACCTACAAGCCGAGAACGAGATAAAACATAAAGCATTGAAAGATGCCGAGATATTTATGCGTGAGTTTTTGGATACTTGCGAAACACCTATGCCAATCAGTAGAGAAATTTATCGAAATATCAAAGAAGCCCTGAAAGGAGAATAAAATGACGCGAGACGGTGAATATAGCGGTGGCCGAGAAACGCCTACACGAAGCGAACGTGAACGAAAAAGAATTAAAAAAGGAGAACATGCTCGGTGGTGTTCTTACCCTAAAGAGCCGTGTTGTTGTGGAGTAAGTTAAACCTGTTTAAGGAGAATAAAGAATGCCAAAATATAAAAAAAAGCCAGTAATAGTTGAAGCAAAACAGTGGCACGAGTCCGAAATAGACGAATATTTTAACGACAAAATTTGGTGGGACTCGCAAGCCAAAAAATATTATTGCGATACCCTTGAAGGTAAGCTGTTTGTGTCAGAGGACGATTGGATAATAACAGGAGTGCAAGGCGAATTTTATCCATGTAAAGACGAAATTTTCAAAGAGACTTATGAGTTTGTAAGCGATCTTTGAGTGGCTTCTCTCTGCTTTTGTTTCTGAAGTTCTGTTTTCATAATCGTATTATAACAGTCAATAATTATGATGTCAAGCACTACCCATGCAAGCCAGACATATTTGAGCAGACATACGAATTTGTAAAAGGAGAATAAAACATGAGCAATGCTCAAAATTGGAAAACTATAAATGAACTACGAAAAGAAAATTCCCACTTGCAAACCGAGAATAAGGAATACAAAAAAATAATCGAAAGAATTGTTGAATATTTCTGCTCAGATAAGGCATTATTTCCCCAAGGAACACTTAAAGGGATTTATACTGATGCTGAGCAAGCCCTGAAAGGTGGTAAGTAGAATGGCTAACTGTGAAATAAAAAGCTACAATATGGTCAGAGCCAAAATCTTCGGCAAGAAACCAACCCCAATGCAATGGCTTATCGCTCGGCGATCAAGTCCGCAAATACATTCCGAGTTTAGGTTTTCAAAGCGATATGACAGGGTAAGTTTTTCGGCTACTATGCAGGACGATTGCAAGTGTGCAAGATTTAAGCAGATTAAGTATTCGCATGAGCGGGAACGATGGGACACTGTTGTTATGCCACTGACAGACGAGCAAGAGGACGCAGCATATTGGCAAGCAAAAAAGGATGAAGGCACGCCCTATGATTTAGTCGGACAGTTGTGTCATATTTCAGACATGAAAATCTGGAAGCCGAACAAGAAAAAGATTTGGTGCAGTACGCAAGTTGGTAAGTTATTTTATGCTGCAAGTGTAGGCTTTGGAAGTTTTTTGCTCGAACTCGATCCGCATTTGATTTTTGAGATTATGCCGAACGAATTGGATATGTTAGCAAGATATTATTTTGAACAAAACCGCTAATTAAAGAATGAGGTGTAAAGAATGAATAAAACTAAAATATCGTGGACTGACTATACAATCAATCCAAGTGTCGGCTGTCCGTTACCTTTATGCTCTGAGGGTTGTACTCACTGTTACGCTCGGAAACTACACAACTCCAGACATAAAGCGTTCAAGACGGGTAAGAAGCTGCCAATTCAGTACGCAAAACCATTCGAGGAAATGCAGTTATTTCCAGGGCGAATGGAAGCCGTTTTACGCAAGAAAAAGCCCTGCAAGGTTTTTGTAGGGTCGATGACAGATATTTTCCATAAGTCTATACCGTTTGAGTTTATTGATAAAGTAATGGCCGCGATAGCACTTTGTCCACAACATACTTTTCAGGTATTGACAAAACGGCCGGAGCGGATGTTGGAATATATCAACTGGGAAAGTGTCGAACCTGATATAATTGGTAGGCACAACAGAGGGCAAAAAATAGATGCATCTGGGCATAGGGGTAGTCATATTTGCGGGTTTACAAATTGCCGATGGCCCATCAAAAACCTCTGGCTCGGAGTAACAGTTGAACACCCCGACTACAAAAGTCGAATTGACACTTTACGGCAGATACCGGCAGCGGTTAGGTTTTTAAGTATTGAGCCGTGCATGGCAAATATGGGTGAATTGAATCTTGAGGATATTGACTGGATAATAGTCGGAGTCGAATCTGGCCCGAAGGCTCGGTATTGCCCTGTAGAGAATATCAGGAGTATAGTTGAGCAGTGCAAAGCGGCGGGCGTGGCTGTGTTTGTCAAACAGATACACTTGAACGGCAAGGCTAAGGCGATTAAAGATATAAATTTATTTCCCGAAGACCTGAAAATCCGTCAATTTCCTGCTAAAATTTCCGAGGAATAAAGCATAATTCGTGTTTTTCGCTCTTAGACAAACCGCCAGAATCTACACAGACCGCACACGGTTCGAAAAACAGGGGTAAAAACAAAAAATACGTCCCGTTACAAGGGTAAAGAGTTTTTGGGGCCTTAAATTGGATTCTGAGAGCTTTTAGAATAAGGCCCGCCGATAGCTTTTGAATCGACGGGCCGGAGGGGGAGATATGGGAATTTCATTTTACCACAGCCGCCAGTCGGCCAGCTCAATTCTTTCGTAGTTTTCCTGCTCTCCAATATCCCTTAACGCTGATTGGGGACAAAAGAAAGCGTATATCATATAGAGTAGTGTTTTCATTTTACCTCTTTTCTGCGATTGAATTTTGCCCGTTCCTGCTCGATCCGTTTTTTAATATGCTCTTTCGGCAGTGGGCAAAAATGCGGGGAAACTTTACCAAATATGGAAATAGTCCACTTATGCGTAGCCCATCTGGATTTGCAATAGCGACATTCTTTGCTTTGATAAAAATTACCGAGCGTGATATACAAGCCCTTTTTGCCGCATATTGGACACTTGCTATATTTGCTCATTTCAACCTCTACTTTCCGGCTATAGGCCATTAAACTGTTTCTACCGCTTAGCGGCTAATTAGCTGTATTTTAGTGTTTTATACCACAATACCAGTCGGGCAAAGCAAACCTTGCAGCCATAACGGTTAATCTGAACGTAAAACTCTTTTTGTAAAGGCAGGGCGTTTCGTTCAATGTATATAACAAAATGGCCATTGAACATTATACCACCTCTTTTCGGAAGTCATCAGGTAGGCACATTCTGAAGTTGTTCAAGGCCTCAAGCGATATTCTTAGTTGTTTGTACCTATATTGGTTCATCCTGTAAGCGTTCGTATCTTTTGTTTTTTGTTTTTTCATATCAGCAATAGACTGGCCGATACGAGTAATTTCGTCTTTTAGCTGTTCTGTTATTTCCCAAACTTTGAGTTCCATAATTTCCCACTTTCTACCGCTTAGCGGCTAAATAGATTAACATTAAAGCCGGTCATCTCATCGAAGCATAGAGCCGTATAGCTCACGACCGGCCGGGGGATTAAGCCTGATTAAATAGGGCTGCGGGTTCTAAGCATTTTTTTTTTTTTTTTACAGCAACGGCAATAGCATCGTGTGGCCACATGCTGCCCGGTTTGTTGTCGTGTAAATTACAAACCCAATTTTCTTCCTCAGTTTCTTGCACCACAAAGGCTATCCTTGCTTCCCCACCGCAACCACACTTGGTAGTTTCGGGAAAGTCGTTCTGCCAAGTAAGTTCGAGTCCTTTTTTGCCTTTTCCTTTTTCCATAATTCAAATCTCCTTAAAAAAGCGGTTAAATAGTTATCCTGAGACTCCATAGCTGCTATATGCCCATATCACGTCGAGCAGCGGCAGCAGAAGTGCCGCACAAAGTCTGCAATATATCGTTTTTTTCCCTTTGTAGTCGGTTTCGTCTGGCACGCTGCAAGGTAGTTTTCCAGTTAGACCAAAATAACTCCATATCAGACTTGTCCCATGTACGGTGGACAATGTAATTTAAGCATATCAACCCATTGTGCATTCGTGAAATTTCATAGCAGTATGATAATAGTTTTTTGCGTAATGTTTCATACTTCATCTCAAATCTCCTTAAAATCTAAACCTTAATTATAGTTAAGCCGGACGGTATTTTTTCAGACATACCGTACAACATTCGTGCTGTTGTAACATTCGTGGAGGCAATAATCCACTTTCCTGATAATCTGTTATTGTGTGTTTACGACACAATGACTGTTTGTTTTTGAAATAATGGGCCTTTTTAGCCCGATAAGGAAAAAGCCATCCGACAGTAAGTTTTTCGTACAAGTTCATTGTTGCCATAATTCATATCTCCCTTGAAATTGGACCGCCGGCCAACACGATAACTGCTCAGGTGAAGGTACCAGCCGGACGGCCCGTTGATTGGTAGTTTGATTTGATTGAGCAGCTATCATATTAGTATTATCGACCATCGAGCAAAATAAGTCAAGGAAATTATAAAAAAATCTTCGTCCATAACTACCTGCAAATAAAGGCTTTAGAAAGTTAGCAGAATAATTGCATACTATATTCGCTTGACAAATTTCGGGAAATTGCTATAATGCGTGGCAGATTGTGAAGGAATAGATAATGGGCGAAACATCGCAGGAATTAAAAATTTCGTTCAATGTTGTGGCGACTGACCACGAAGATTTTGAGTGTGAACTGGAAGAATTTTTAAGTTTACGAGGTTTTCGGTTTATTTTAAGCGGTGGTGGCCCGACTTCTGAGCGGAACATGCTTTTTGAGCGCGATCTTTGTGCAGGCGTGGACAAATGACATTATCACAACAAAGAGATATTACAGTAACAATAAACCATTTTTGTCCTGAAGAATATAGCATTGATTTTGTTAGCCAAATAGAGGAGTCTGTCGATGAAGCTTTGCGGCATATTGGTTTTACTCGTTCTTCGACAGAGAAAGGGGACAAAGGGGACAAAGGGGACAAGGTGGAATTAGTTTATTATCAATTTGGCAGGGTTTTATGAATAAAAAGGTAGGAATATTGTTATAATGCATTTTATAAATGGAAGGACTATTAAACATGGATATAACAGGTCGGGCATTGTACGTTCTGACAGACAACAATGTTCGGCCTGTTTTTTTATAGACTGTCAGAACGTATAAAGGTAGTGGATAAGCTATGACGACAAGAGGACACAAAGAGAATTCCGGGGCTAAATACTACGGAATGTCCAGTCAAAGGGGTAATCAACGACTCGGTCATAGAATCCGTCCCGAATATATAGAGCTTACAATAAAAAAACCTTAAGCTTTGACAGATAGTGGGTAAAACCCCATTAAACTCTTTATAGATTAAGAAGGAAGTAAAAAGGTAGGAATTAAGCTCAAAGCCCAAAAAAAACAAACATACAAATATATAAAGTTTTAAGGGCTTTGGGCTTTGATTTAGGAAACAGAAAGTGTTTAAGTTAAGCGACCACGTTGCTGGAAAGACTACTCGATTTTCAGGATTGAGCCAGGCGGGTGAAAAGTGGGACGACGTTAAAAAGCACAAATTCGGGTTAAAACCAGAAAAACAACTGCAGCTTACAGAATAGGGTAGGTGGTATAAAATAGCAGGGAACAAAAGCAAAAACAACGATAAAACACTAAAAAATCAAAAGCGAAGCTATTTATACAATGGTAACAAAATAACAAAAAGCAGTTTATACAGTAGCAATAAGGGCTATGCAAACGTGAAAACGAGGATAAAAACCGTCTAACCGTCCGAAAAGACGGTTGTGGAATAAGGGGTTTATATGAAAAAGCAATGTAAACTATGCGGTACAGAATACGAGGCCAAAAGGGCAACAAGTCGTTATTGCAGCCGCAAGTGCAAGTTAGCGTATCACCGCAAGACCGATCCTGCTGAAGTTACCGTCTCAAATGAGACGCTAAGGCCGACAAATGAGACGCTAAGGGTTGATGCTGATGAGACGCTAAAAACAGACCATACTCAAGACATCATTCAGCTTGCGCAACACGAATCCAAACGCCAAAGCAGGGCTGATAACCAAAGGCCGCTTATGCCCGGCGATGCAGGCTACAACGGTGTATGTCATAAGGTCGATGGAGTATGGCAGGTCAAGCCTGAGTATACAGGCCCAATCACGCCAGATCTGATAGCAGAGATAAAAGCCACTGCCGCTCAATGCAGGGCCGAACAGCAGGCAAGGGTAATATAAGACCATGAACAAAAACAAAGCCTTAGAATCGAAGCAGGGTGTACCCCGGTGGGGTAGGGCCGGAGGCCGGGTGTGGGTGGGTGTGGGTGTGTGTTTGTATACACCTCTCTCTCTGTCCCTTTGTATGTGGACATAATATATAAATCAGGTCATTATGGTTATTCAGACAAATAATAATTGCGGAGTGGACTGGAGAGGTTCCAGCTCGGCCTCATAAACCGAATGACGCAGGTTCGATTCCTGTCTCCGCTAATGTAGGAATGGGCACAATAAAGTAGAAAGTTCAAGAAATTACTAAATTTATCTTGACAATATCTTAACACATGGTATAATGTATGAGTAAGATAGCAGTAGAGACGTTGTTGAGTCGGATAGAGAACGTGATAGACATTCATCGTGTGGCTGGGGACGTTACTAACGCGGAGATAATAGGTCTATTAGAGATGGTTAAGTTAGCTATATACCAAGATACTATTGGCGATATTGGTGATATTGGCGATATTGAGGCGTAATTGAAAAGAAACACACATGAAAATTGAAAGGAATTAAGATGGGAACTGTAAAGGGTGGTAGGATAATTTGTGATGTTTGTGGTAAGGACTGCACTCGTTTGTACGGTATGCGTTTTGATGCTCGCAGGAACATAACTTATGATTCTGAGGTTCAGGCTGAGTTTGCCAAGGTTGACGAACTTTACGGCAAGCATGAGTTCGTATTCTGTTGGATATGTAGTATTAAGGCATTTGGGATGAAAACTTTATCGGAGAAGAAGGATTTGGTTAAGAACAAAGGTATCCCGGAATATGTGAAGGATGACATTGAGAAAGAGAACAGGAAATTAGAGGAAAACAAGAAGTTGGAGGCTGGAAATGCCGGTAAAAAAAGCGGGTAAAAAGTACAAGATAGGTTCAGGCAGGGCTATGTACAAAACTAAGTCTTCTGCCAAACGTGCTTATAGAGGATATTTAGCTAAAAAAGGAAAGAAATAATGTCAGTAACATCAACTACAAATCATAATACAGCCTTAACATCTACTACAGGTGGTGCTGTGCGGGTAACGTGTTCTTCTAATGTAGGGCAGGGTAATGATGGTACTTCCCTACCGTGTAAGGGATGTTGGATTAGTACTCCAACGGGTTCTACTGCACCGACAAGGGTCAATATAGACTCTGCTGCTTCGGCTACTCTCGGTCTTACTTTTGACGAATCTGCTACTGGTACTACTCCAATGTGGATACCTATAGACGATGTGAGTAAGCTATATTTTTATAGTGCCGGCGAGTCCGATGTTATTGATATTCTTTACATATTATGAGATTTACATATTATGAGAACAGAAGAAGGTAGAAAAGCACAACAGCAGGGAGCCATGAATTCTCATACGGGAGACTCGAATCTAAAGAGAAGTCTTTCTATTTATAAGAAACGGTTCAACAAAGCCTATACCAAACTGATTGAATTGGGTATTACCAAGGAAACGATAGGTATATTATTTGGAATAAGCCGCAACTGTCCGATTGGCAGGAAAGGAGACCCTGACTTTGAACTTGCTTACCAGGGAGCGTTGAGCGAACTTGAAAACAAGTTAACCGGCAGGTTAATTTCTCAGTCAGTTGGTTATGACTATGTGGAAACTAAAAGTGTTTCCAAAAAGAATAAAGATGGCAAATGGAGGATAGTAGAGAAACAAAAGATTAAGAAGCATTTTCCGGGTTCTGCTCAGTCTTTTCAGTTTTTAATGACTAACAGGTTTGGTCAGAACTGGAAAATCAGTAGAGAGCAGATAAACAAAAAAGAGAGTTACGATTCTCATCCCGGTTCGAGGGCCAGGAAACAAATCAATGCTCTTGCCAGGGATATTATAAAGAAGTGATGTCAAATTAATGTCAAATTAATGGGAAATTAATGTCAATAACTGATTATTTATCTCTTTCGCCAGAGACATTTTTAAAACAAGTCCCAACGGACCCGAAGGAGAATATTGAGTTCAGGGCGGATTTGCACGAATATTTAGCTGGTGCGATTAATGAAGAGAGGAACCTTTTCGTAGAGATGTGCAGGGCCAAGCCATCGATTGTTTTTAAGACAATGTATTGGACGTTCCAACCTCGTGTGGACATTGAGCCGAGGGGGATTCTTCCTTTTATAACGTGGGACTGGCAGGACAAGGCGATTGACGAACTTTATCATTACATGCTCAATGGAGGGAAGGTTCATATAAAGAAATCCAGAGAAGTTGGTGGGACATGGATAATCCTCGGTTGTGGATTGGCTTTGTGGCTATTTACTCCGAACAATATGGGCTTGGTAACTTCGAGAAAAGAGGAGTTGGTAGACAAGAAAGGTAACCCTGCTGCCCTGTTTTGGAAATTGGACTTTATGCTGGATAGATTACCTGAATGGGCGATACCATCTTTTGTCCGAACCGACCGCCATTTAGAGAATAAGTGGAACAGTTCTGTGATAGACGGGGAAACTACTACGGCGGATGCTGGCAGGGCGGATCGTAGAGATTGGTCGTTTTGCGATGAGTTTCCCGCTGTTTCTTTCGCCGATGCCGAGGGTATCGACAGGGCATTAACCGATACCGCCGCTTGCAGGATATATTTAGGAACGTCAATTTATAGAAGTCATCCGTTCAGCAAAATAGGTAGGCAAAAAGGTGTTAAGAAAATGGCTTTCGGTTGGTGGTTACACCCGTTCAAGTCTAAGGGATTATATTACTCTCCTGATATTAACAAGATAAAAATAGTTGACATAGGTTATTATCGAGCTTTGTATCCGAAAGTATTCAATACTATTGAAAACGAGCAGGAACTAACATATTCTGAAATAGAAAAAGATATGTTCTTACATTATCCTGATTCGGAAATAAACTTTACTGCTGATGGTGGTGAGCCTAATGTTCCCAAATGGCGTTCCCCGTGGTATGACAAGACAATTATAGAAAGAACTGCCATTGACAGGGCGACTAATCTCGATATGAATGAAATTGGGTCAGGTGATGGTGTCTTTAATGCTGTTACTTTATCCCAAATGACTGAACAGTATGTAGTGAAACCAAAATATACCGGCGAATTGATATTTAAGATAAGAGATGACAATATCTCTAATATCAAATTTATCGAAGGTGATAGAGGTAAATTGTTGTGGTGGGGTAAATTAGGTGGGTCAAGACCAGTCCAAAACCATAATTACGTTATAGGCTGTGATATATCGTTAGGCCAAGGCCAAAGTAATTCGGTATGTTCTATTTTTGATGTGGATACGAGAATAAAAGTCGGCAGATGGACAGACTCCAATACTCTGCCGGAATCTTTCGCCGAACAGGTTTATGCAATAGGTCATTGGATAGGTGGTATGAGCGGTGTTCCTCTTTTGAACTGGGAAGCCAATGGAATAGGGCAGGTATTCGGTAAAAGGATAAGAGAACTTTGCTACCCGTTTATATACAAGACCACTTCCGAGAGGAAAGGTTTTCACGAAAAAAAGATTACTGTAGGTTGGCACAGTACCAAAGATTCAAAACTTGAGCTATTAACCAATTACAACGCTGCCATGAGTGCATGTTTCAGCAAATCTGCGAAAAGGAAATTCATCAATCCCGATGAAGCAGCTATAGCCGAAGCAGAGGATTATATTTTTAGTGGTACACAGTTGATTCCTTCAAGTGCGTTGGAAGAAATTGGTGGAGCCAAAGCGGCGCATGGCGATATTGTTATTGCTGACGCTATCGCAAACCTTACTGCCCAAGACCAGTTTAAAGCATCTGTCAGGTTTGAAGAGACTATCCCAGGCTCGTTTGCGTATAGAAAGAAGAGGATGGAAGAAAAGAAAAGAGAAAAAGCCAATAAACCTAAACTCTGGTTGGATTTGTAATGAAGATAGACAAACCAGTAAAGACAAATTTCGTCGAAAGGCTTAACAAAGCGATAGATGCATGTAGGGCGTTATCCGTATCGACTAACCAGAAGACGGACAGGATGTTACGTTCTTATGCTTCTGGTTGGTATAAAGGTTATAAATATTCGGCGAACTACGATATTGGACCGAAAGCAACAGACCCACACCCGATAAACATGATTGACCGTGCTGTTTCTATCCAGCTTCCTTACTTGGTTGGCGGTAATCAGACGATGAAAGTCGAGCCGAGATTCAACTTGGAATATAAACCTTTTGCCCATACTTTCCAGCAGGCGTTGAATCAGCAGATTAGAATAATGAAATTAGCTACGAGGACTATGGAGCCGGCGGTTTTGAACTCGCTCTTCAGTATGGGGATAGTAAAGACCGGAACTAAGAAGGCCGGAACGTTAAATATCGAAGGTTCTCTGAGCGAATACGGTTCGCCTTTCGCTGAAGTGGTAGACAGGGCGAATTACGTATTCGATATTACAGCTAAAGACAGGGAACAGTACGAGTTCGAGGGCGATTCTTACTACCTTCCAACCGAAGTTGCAAGAGATTTATTTCCTAAACACAGCGATAAGATAAACCCCGACTTCAAAATGTACGGAGAAGGAACGCAGAATGCCAGTCCAAAGACTATAACCAATCCCGAAAAAATAATTTATAACGAATTACACGAATATTCGGAATTTATAGACCTGTGGCTTCCTAAAGAGAAATTGGTTATAACTATCTTACCTTCTTATAAGGGTTACAAGAAGATTCTTCGCAGAGTCCAATATGAAGGCCCTGAAAGCGGGCCTTATGACGTTCTTTTCTATAAATCGTTCCCCGAATCTACTATCCCTATCCCACCTATATTTACTTTAATGGAATTAGACGCTGCGATAAATACTTTATTTTCTAAGGCGAGGAACCAGGCAGAACGGTTAAAGAAAATTGGTGTATTCGAGGCCGGTGGTCAGGAGGACGCAGCAACCGCAAGAAACGCCAAAGATGGAGAGTTTATCGGTCTTAATAACGTACAGAATACAAGAGAAGTTACTTTAGGCGGGGTAGTGCCTGAAATTTATAACTTTTTGGGTTTCTCTTTGCAGCAATTCTCGGAACAGGGTGGTAACTTGAATACTACCGGCGGGAGGACGATTCAGGCCAATACGTTAGGGCAGGAAGAACTCTTAATGGCAAACGCGGGACGTTATTTAAATATGATGAGCCAGAAAGTCCACACTTTTGCTTCGAGTATAGGCGAGAAATTAGCTTACGAAATGTGGAACAATCCTACTATCCAAATGGCTACGATTAAGAGGGCGGCGGGGATAGTTGATATTCCTATCCTTTACGACCAGACCGAGCAGTTAGGAGAGTTTACCGATTATGAATTAGATATTCAGATGTATTCAATGCAAAGAGCTACCCCCGAACAGAAGTTTACTAAGATGATGCAGTTATTGAACGGATGGATACTACCAACTGCCCAAATGGCTGCACAGCAGGGCAAGGTTCTCAATATACCGGAAGTAACGAAAGATTTGAGTAATTATATAGATTTAGATACAGATTCATGGTTCTTGAGCGATACGCCCGTCTCACAGGGCATTTCAGGCTTGAATGCCTATCAACCTCAAGGTGGTGGCGATGAGATGGGAATGAATCTGAATAATACGATAGCTAAAGAAAATGCCCATGCAGGCAAGACTACAGCGGAGGTATAAAAATGGCAGGTGTAGCACTATTAGCGGTAAGTTTGAAGGTAACAGGAATCGGCGATGAGATTCTAATGGCGAACAGCCAGACATTGACGGTTCCGGTAGAGGTTGCAAAGGGATATTCGATTGTAACTACAAAAGCAACTTCTCAAGCGCTGCCATTGGGCGATATAGAGATCGCAAAAGTGTATGGTGTTTATCTGAAGGCGGAAGTTGGAGCAATCTATATTAAAATAAATTCAGACACTGTTGAGGCGATTACATCTACAAACGCTCATTTGATTCTAAATGAAGGCGAAGCTGTCTATATACCAATGAACGGTGCTATTACCTCACACTCCGGATTTATGATAGACGTAGGCACAAGTTTGGATGCCTATAGTTATGTTGTGTTAGGAAGTGCTTAATGGCGGTGTACGAATACAAATGTGATTGTGGAATAGAAAAAGAAGTAATATCTTCGATGAAAGATTCGGATACGCCCGTCCAGTGTGTTTGTGGCCAACGAATGAAGAGAATAATATCCTTGCCAAATACCGACTTAGTTAATAATGTAAGGTATTCGAGTTCTATGGGCGTGAATCCGAAACGGATACCGGAATCCGAAAGAATGTACCCTGGAAGCAGATATACTCCCGACGGGAGATTGATAGTAAATAATCGTAAAGATAAATTGATGAAAATGGCCCAGCGAGGATACGTGGAATTTGAATAAGGAGATAACAATGGCAGATTCAAAAAAAGTTCAAGGGTACGAAGTATATGAAATTGAAAGCGCAGCCGACACTTTGGTTAGAGCAGAAACGATAAAGATAAAAGATAAAAAATTATACAAGTTGGCGTTGGCTGAGTTAAAAAAACGCAAAAAAACTATATCGACTATTGTATAAAACAGAAACCTAAAATTAAGGAATGAATTATGACAATTGAAAGTAATGAAACTGAGGTAGATGTTTTGGATTCCGTTATTAAAAAAGGCGAAGAAGAAACAAAAGAACAGACAGTAGACCAGTTTGGTTCGGCATTGCCGGAAGGTTTTGCTGACCAGATGGACGAAGCGCTTAAAGAAAAATCTGAAACTACGGAAGTTCCTGAGGAAACTACTGTAGAAGAAGAGGAAGTTACAATAGAGGAAACTGATGTTTCTGAGGAAACCACGAAAGTTTCTGACGCTGAAAAAGAAGAAAAAGAAGAAACTACAGAGGCTGGGGCCGAAGTAACTAAAAAGACTTCCGAGGAAGTCGAGAAACCAGTTGTGGTAGAAAAACCGCAAGTAGAGGAAATCAAGTTCGACCTTGACCCAGAACTCGTTGACCCGCAGGTAAAGGGTGCAATAGATTCTATTGCCGACACTCTCAATAAGCAACAAAAAGCTATTGCCGAAGAAAGAGAGTTCTTGCGGTTAGAGAGGGAAAAGGTTTATGAGAATCGGATAGATAAATGTTTTGATTCTTTCGCAACTGATTTGCCTGACGTAGGTAATTCGTCGTCCCTTACAGAGCAGAACGGCAAATATCGCCGAGAGTTATTCCAACACGCCCATGTAACGGCGCAAGTACATGGAGTAACTATCGAAGAAGCGATAAAAGATACCGTGCAGATGTTCAAAAACAGGGACGGAGAAAAAGCCGCAGAGAAACGGCTTGTTACTAAGCTTCAGAAACAGAAAAGCAAGTTCACTAATCCGCCTACGAGGAAAAAGACCGATGTATCCAAACGGAAATTTGCCAACAAGACGGAGAGGGCAAACGCTATCATGACCGAAGCTTACAAAGAAGCCGGAATAGATTAACTTAATAAAGAAAGGGGCTAAAAATGGCTCTCACAATACAACAATGCCTTGATTTGGTTAACTCTACGAGAAACTATTTCACATTAGACAATCTCTCGGTATCTTTAACCTATCCGAGATACGAAGTATTGAACAGGATACTTCCGAACTATAAAAAGATGGGTGCAGGTGAAAATTACGATACTGACATCCAATTAGAGGATGCAACTAACGGTGGTCATGTCGGGATGTTGTTCTATAACGATGCTTCCAATGTAAACGATACCGACCAGAAGGTTACAACCCCCTGGAAAAGATATACGAACAACTGTTCTTACGACAGGATTCAGTTATCAATTAACCAGCCCATTAAGACAAGAGTGTATAAGTACCTGGAGTCCAAGATGATTGCAATGTACCGCAAAGCTGCTGATGATTTGCAGGTGGCGTTCTGGTCTAATCCGTCGGGTACTGCTGATACCAATACTATTCGCGGCGTACCTGGCTGGATTACTATGGGTACAGACGATTCCACTGGTGGTTTTACCGGCGGGGCCGCTTCTTATACGGACGGCACGGCTTTTGATGTCGGCGGGATTAGTTCTACCACTTACACCCGTTGGCAGAATTGGTATGCCGACCATAAAGGTAATTTGAATGAGACTTTTCTTGATATGTTAGGCGATGCCTGTCGGGCAACTGATTTTGAAGCACCGAGAAGTCCAGGTAAAGTTGATGGCGTAAACGAACAGGGAGTTGCCGGCATGGAGTTTTTCACCAGTAACAACGTGATTAAGAATGTCGAGAAAATTGCCCGTAACTCAGACGATAGGATTGGTAATGATTTAGGTAAATATGCAGGTAAGACTTTGTATAAGAATATTCCGTTTAATTACGTGAAGATTCTTGACACTGCTGTAGCGAATTTGTTCGGAACCGACCCGCTGTTCGCAATCAACTTTGACCAACTCTATCCCGTTGTTCTTGAAGACTGGTACTTCCAGCCCGACCAGGAGAAGAACGCTTTCTCCCATACAGTCTTAACCCAGTATATTGACTTGGTCTGGAATCTTCACGGCGAGAATAAACAAACTTTTGGTTTTCTAATTAGTGAGCAGTAAAGGACTTACGTTAATTTTTTATCGTCCTCGTTTGAGTACAAGCCAGTGAAAAACTGGTAGTGCGAAGAGGACACCGATATGGCGGATTGTGCCCGCTAATCAAATTCTCGAAAGGAGAATATTATGGCAAGAGGTAAGAATAGGCAGTATGTAGTTAATGGCGACAAGCAGGTTGGTTATGGTAGTCAGGCTACGTGGGATTTTATCTACGAAGCATCTACTACCAAGAATCCTTTATATAATCTTGGTGACAAGGTTACGCTTCCTGACGACCGTGAGTTTAGATACGCAAAAGCATTGACTGAAGTTCACGCTGCACACGGTTGCGAACAGACCTATACAGGTTTAATCAGTTATACATCGTTTGTTGTAGCTGCTTCTGCCGGTGATAGAGAAATAACTGTTCCTGCTGCAACACACGCGGCTTTAACTAAAGACCAACTTCGTGGCGGAATGGTTATTATCTTCGATGGCTCTGATGATAGCAATACTACGACAAGGGGTATTCTTGGTAATGATGCTTCCGATGCAGATGTTGCGTTCAAATTGTATCTGGATGCCAAAATTCACGCGGCGATTACAACCACTAATGCTATTGAGGTATATCGCAACGAGTGGGAGGCGTTACAGGATGGTTCTTCGGCAACTAATGCCAAGATGGGCGTTCCGGCTGTTAACGCAACTGCGTTGCAGTATTTCTGGGTTCAAACCAAGGGTAAGACATGGATTGCACCGCAGGGTACTGTAATTGGCAACGAGGGTATGGGCGTCTATTGGAGGCATGATGGTTCACTTGAGGCTGCTGCTACGGCACTTGGGGCCACTGTTCCAGATGCAGATAGTACACAGCTTGCAGGCCACCTTGTAATCGGAAATTATTCTGGTAATGGCCCAATAGTTTATTTGAACGGCTAATTTAGTTTATGGGGCGGGTTTCGGCTCGCCCTATATTTTGGAGAATATCATGGAAAAGAAAAAAGAAAAGAAGGTTCTTATTGGTTCAGCTTATAAAAAAGCAAAAGCCAAGAAAGAGGCAAAAAAAAAGGAAAAATAAAGGAAAAATAAACTTTATTTTGAAAGGATGAATTGTGAAAAAAGAAGTTGAAGAGGCATTGAGAAATGTAGAATTAACGTGTGCCACTGCAAGACTTAGTCGCGAAGAACATTTAATACTGGCACGAAATATAAATCTACTACGAGAAAAGTGCGCAGATAAACCCAAGAAAAAGGGTAGTAAGGATGGGAACGATTAATATATCGGACATTGCTACATTCGTCTTAGATGAGGACGATAGTATAAAATTAGAGACCCAGACTAACGGTGATAGAATAACTATTAAGACTCACTTAGATAAAGACACGGTTGCTGCAATTGCTTATCTTGCTAATTGCAAAGGTGAACCTATCCGTATCAGAATAAAGAAGGTGACAGAATGAGTACATTGGATTTGACCTATTCGGACATATACACCGCTGTTTCTAATTATCTGGGATTGGGTAATCCTACAACCGATGCTACGGAATTGATTAAAGTTAAGAATATTACCAAACGTGGGTACAGGAAATTCCTAATGCCAATGGATTTGAGTACAGCCGCTTTCACTTCAGGAGGTAAGCAAAGAAGTCAGCCAAAACCTTATAGATGGTCGTTCCTCAGGCAGACTACTACTTTGGCGACTGTTGCAGCACAAGAGAAATATGATTTGCCAACGGGATATAACGGTATGATAATTCCTTTGAAGCATACCACAGATGATACATACAACCCGATGGAAGTACCTTTAGAGGTCATTTATCAGAAAAAGTCCGAGTCCACGAACGAGTCATATCCTCTTTACTTCGCTATTAAGGAAGGCGACTTCGATAAAATCGTAGGCAGGAAAAGAGAATTGATTTTCTATCCCGTTCCCGATCATGTGTATAATTACTATTACACCTACCGTTTCCTGCCGGAAGCGCCTGTAGAAGATGGAGATTTTTTCGTAGGCCCTGTAGGTAGTTCCGAAGCTATACTTGAATGCGCCTTAGCGGTAGCTGAATTGCAAGAGAAAGACATGATAAGTGTCCATAATGCCGAAGCTGATAGATTGGTTCAGCAGTTAATTGGAGATGATAAGTTAGGTTCCCTCGTAGGGAATATTGGTGGTATGATTAAAGAATGTGGACCGAGACGAACATCGGTAATTAGTTATGATAATACGCAGGTAATACCTGCCTAAGGAAAGGAAATTAAAATGCCAAACAAACAGTCAATGGGTTACGGGCTTGGAGCTACTGGAATTAGTATCCAAAGAAAGTCCTTACATCTACTTCCAGGTATATTCACAGATAACGCTGATACGACAGGCTCGTATACGTGGGAAGACGCATTGCCGGCAGGTGCTTTTTATATCGGTTGCAGAGCGGAAATCACAACTGCTTTCGATGAGGACACTACAGCTGCTATGACAGTTGGAAAGTCTGATGGTGCTGATGAATATTCTAATGGTACAAGTATAAG